AGGTATGCAGTATGCCAATGTACCTCCAGCTAAAGTACAAGGTGTATGGGTAGACCCAGCAAGTAACGTAGAAGAATTTAATAGAGTATACAGTCAAAATTTAGGTCCTATTAATAGAATGAATATTCAAAAATCTTCACCATTACAAGAATATGCTCAATCAATGGGAGGCGATTTAGGTCAATGGGGAGTAGGAGCTACACGTTTTACTAAGATACCTATGAACTTAAACAAAAATGCAGCTAATGGTATTTTATTTGAAAACGTATCATCTAAACAAATTATTGATGCTGGTAAAAAACTTAACCCTAAAGGTGGAGTGGTATCAGCAACGCCTAACGGTGGTATGTTAGTATTTGACCCTAATGGTGCTATGACTGCTAAACAGTTAGCTAATGAATTAAAAGGCGTAGCTAAGAGTCCTAAATTTGGACTCCTAGATTCTGCCTATTATGATACGAGTGCATTTACACAAGGTCAGTACATGAACCCAGTAGATACTCTAATCAAAGGACTAGGGTATTAACTTTTTTACAATATCATCCAATTGTGAATATACAAGAAGCTGTACATGACGTTTAAGATGACTTCTATTTAAGTCTTTATCATTACTTAAATCTACTTTGTTTTTTAAAATAGACTGTACAGCCTTTGTTAAGTACTTAGTAAAAGTGTTGATATTACACCTCACTTTCTTTCCAAGTATTACCATTTGCAATACTCCTATCATTAAAACCACCAACTAATAAATACTCTTTATGTGGCTGTGGTTTATCTTCAGCCAATACATAAGGTTTATTATATTTGCCAATATTAATGTCAATATAAAAGGCAGTATTAAAGTAGTCAATTTGTGAGTTTGACTCATCATACCATTCACCAACCAATTTTATAGTATCTAATACTTCGTTTAAAAATTGTTTAGCCTTTCCTTCGTAATGACTAGCAACATGATAAACATTCACTTGTTGATAAGTGCTACCAAAATTAATATCACCGGATACAACATTTACTACTAATGTTGAATGATATGAATTTCTAGCTAATGTTGCTTTAATACCATATTTTTTAAATATAGGTTTTAATGCAGCATGTATTTTTGTTTTAGTTTCAGTATTAATGTAAGCCATTATGCAGCCTCCTTTACAGATTCTTTAGGTTCGTCAAATATGAATTTGGGCGCACCGGTAATTTTAGACTCTACTCTTAATGGTGAAATAACACCAACACAGTCAGGTTCACCAATATCAACCAATGCTGGCTTAAGACCATTTTGACTTAACGCTGCCTTAGCATTTTTAACTCCAGATATATACTCTGCGGCTTTATTAAAGTCATTAAGATATGTGAAGTCATAATTACCAGGTTCATTAGATACTGACTCAGGAAATACTCTTCTAAAGTCAGGATACTTACCTACAACTGGACGTGCTTCTAACTTAACAACATCATTTACAATATGTATTTTCGTAACCACATTGCTCTCAATTTCTATTGATATGCTAGCTGCACCTAATGTTGACTTTACTTTAAGTAAGGCATCAATAGTCTCAATAGGAATAACTACTCCTAATGTATCTCTACCGTGCTGTACTTCGTTATGATAGACTGCTGTACTTAATAGTCTGTGACCATCAGTTGCAACAAAGATAGTGTTATATTTATTAAACTCAACATAAACACCGTTTAGATAATACCTTACGTCTTTTTTAGCCACAAAAAGTTTAAGTGCTTTTAAATGACCAAGTTGTACTACTACTTCATACTTAAATGTTTCCATGTTACTCTCCTTTAGCAAAATTTCTTGTTCGCCTGCAAGTGGATTGATAAATCGGCGATATGCAAATCTTATATATTCAATAATTACATGTCAAGCATTTTTTTCATTATTTTTAAATATTTTATAAGTTATTGATTTTATACACAAATTACAATACCATTAGAGCCAACCTGACAGACGGTTACAGACCCATCAGGTGCAAGTATAGTAGTAGTTTGACCTATAGCCTTTTCTGTTCCCCAAATAGCTAATGCAGCTAATACCACAATAAATACCCAATATATTTTATTCATCATCAAATCTTTCTAAGATAGCTTCCACTTCAGGTGGGTTTACAGCATCTTCGTCTCTAGTAGCTTCTAATAGCTTATGCTTATACCAATCAGACTTTTCTAAATCTTGTTGTGGATTATCTTTAAACGGATAGCGTAAGTCATACTTTAACTTACAACCTTTAAGATACCCAATGTATTCTTCTTTAGTTAAACGACTTTTAATTACATCTATTGCTTCAATTCCTCCCACTAAATAATGTGGAGGTCTATTCACCATATCTACCATATCTATCCCCTTAGAAAAAATAAATCAATTAATATATAACAACCATAAGCTAACCAACCCATACTACCAAGAATTAACAACCATACTATTACATCTAATATCTTTTCTGCTCTTGCCATTTCCCATACTCCCTACCTACAGTTACAGATACATAATTTCTATTTTTAAATCGTTTATCTAGTTCATTGCTATAAGTCCATTTAGGCAAAGTAAAGTATCCTTGGCTTTCTAAATACTTTAACCTAGTTCTATTAGTTACGCATTCTTGCACAATTTCTTTAATGCTGCAACCAGGATGTGCAGTAATATAGCCAATAATAAATTTTGCTTGTCGTTGGTCGTCTAGTTTAGTGTACATCTTTAACTCCATGCAATTGTTCTATAAGTCTAGCAAACTTAAATATCTTTTCAAGTGTAACAAGTTGGTCACCTTTACCAAATGCTTCTTTATATATCTTAATTATTTCTTCTTGGGTTAGTGGTTTAGAGTCCACCATGTGCCTCCGTTAGTTTCTTACTATCGTATTTAGATAATCCTTTATATTCTTCTACAGGTTCACCAGGCACTAATGGTGTTATCTTAATATGATGTGTTGTATTCTTTAGGTCGTTTAAATATGAGAGCTGGTTAGGATGAAATGACCATAAATAAGACTTCTTTAAATCACCAGACCTAACATCAAACTCTTCATAAAGCCATGCTACAGGTTCTTTTTTAGCCATTAGTAAAACACCATCCTTCCTATGTGCGTTTTCTTGCGTTTACCAAACCATTCTTTCTTTGGCGGTATTGAGTCATCATGGAAATATAAAGCATTTGCAACTGGATTTGCATATTTATTATGAACAATCGTATCAATAACCAAAAGTTTAGTTTCCAAATACGCCCTAGTATTAACTTCTGGATGACTTTCATCCGTAACCCCAATAAACTGACCATTAGCATAAACAACAGAGCATACATCACGACCCCAAAAACCACTACGAACCCTATTACGTATGACATTTATAACACCTACCTTTTCTTCTAGTGTTCTTGTATTAACTTCATGATATACAGCAGTTGCATAACACGCTATATCTAATTCTAAGTTATGTATATCCATTATAAACCTTTCATGCTTTTCTGGTGTCTAGCAGACCCACATAAGCGTATAATTCTATTATATTGTGCAATTAAGCATAATATATTACTTAAGGATAAATACCATGTGGACAACTCCAGCAGCTACAGAAATGCGTTTTGGCTTTGAAGTTACAATGTATGTAATGAACAAATAGTTATAAGCAATTGGGGATGCTCCTAGAAAGGAACATCCTCTTCTGCACCTTCAACAGCAGGTTTAAGTCTTTCATCCGTTGCAACCATTGCTACAGCACCACTAATAAACTTACCATTAGCACCTTCTCTAACCCATCCTGATAAAGTAAACTCAATACCATCTACATTTAACTTTCCTCTATAATCTGGTCGTTTAGGATTATCCCCCTTGTCGTTCTTGTTTAACGTAAACGTGTTTGTGTTGTTATACTCAGCCATATACTACTCCTTTAGTTTAATAATTGTTTGTTCTACTTCGTCTAAAAACTTAATCACTTCTGCTTCTAATTCTCCTATGTAAGTATCATCCCTGTCAACCCTTGCTACAAATAACTGTAGTTCTTCAGGGAAGTTAGGATTATAACTTACAAAGTCTACCCACTTGGCACCGGTGCAAGCTAACTGCCATTGCATCTGTGGAATGTATTTACTAGGAACTGACTTACTCATAAGCGTATTAGTATGGGTTGTTTCTATAGGTGCCTTAATTTCAATTAGCCCTGCATACTTACCTTCTTCTTCTGCGTTTACAGCTCCATCAGGACTAGCACCACTATTCTTAATGATAGGATGGTCAAAGAAACCTACCTCTGTTACAGATACGCCTTTAGATTGCATATAAAGCTCTCTAGCAACACTTTCTCTTTCAATCCCATCTAGCATAGCCTGGTTGACAAAGCTGTCCCCCTTTTTTCCTGTAATGCGTTCTGATACTAATTGGACAAGGTAGTTTTGACGTGATGTAGATACACCTGTTTTGGTCTTGGCGATAACATCCGATATTCTAGATGCTGTCACCTTGCCTAGTCTTTGCTGAAACCACTCATCTGTGCGTTGTTCTATCATAGGAAGTCCTTGCTAGATACAGCTTTTAATGTTGGTTGTTCTGTATCAGGAGCTATGTCTTCACCAGAATATATGTATAAACCGATACCATGTAATGCAATAGCTTTAGCTAAACAACGCTGCATAGCTGTATTAACTGCCATAGCGTCTGGGTTAGGAATAGCTTGGTTTCTAAAGTTAAGCACAGGTAATTGTGAGGTCATAGATTTACCAAAAGCATGTACTGTGCAGAATACCATAAGCGTTTCACCAAACTGTTTAGGTTCGCCATAAGTCCATGTAGCAGTTGGGTCTTGCTGTAAAAGAG